CAAGCGTCCCTGCGCGATGACGCGCATGCCCTTGTGGAGGCTCGCCGCCGCATGGTCGCCCAGCTCGCGCCACGCGGCGCACCGCATGAACAATGCCGCCCCGTCCTCGAACTGGTTCGTGTTCCGGTTGAACGTGCGCGGAGTGCTTGCGATGGTGAAGTTTGCGACGTTCGTGCCATTCTGCGTGCTGCGAACCTCAGGCTCGGCCGTGAGATTGCCCACGATGGTGAGGATTGTCTCGCCTGCCATGATTTTTCCTACTTTCCTAGATGTTTGATTCGTTCGATGCGCCGTTTATGCTCGCGGTCATGCGGGCATTGGTAGCGCGGGTCGATGGCGTGAGGGCATCTGTCGACGCCCGTGTCGGGACGCTTGCAGATTTCGCAGTGGTGCTTGATGAGTTGATTCGTCAGCACGACGTGGGCTCCGATGTGACCGTGGCAGACTCGTAGGCGTCGTAGAATTCACGCAGGCTGGGAACCGCGATGCTAATCAGCTCCTTCACCTGATTGCCCTCAACATCTACGAGGACTTGCACCTGCCCATCGATGACACGGACGACAACATCACTGTCCCGACGCCGATAGAAGCCGTCCGGCAGTATTCGCTGCTTCGCAGTCTCCGCGTCCTTCGCGTTCAGGCTCACGATCTCATTCGCAGCATCAGTGACCGCATTGTTGAGATGCCCCTTGCTGAACAGGTACGTGTTTCTCATGTTCGATCTATCGATTCGATCGAGCCTAGATAGAATGATCTTTTCGATTTCCGAAGCGTTCATTACTTCTCCTTGATTTCGTTCATATCAACTGGTTGGTTTCCGTTCGGCGGCGTGATGACTTCGAGAATCCTGTCCGCTTCGGCTGGCGTGATCTCGTTCAGACGACTGATGGGATGATTGATGATTGACACGATGCGCTCACGCTGACCATTCGGATCAGTTACGCCCGACTGAACAAGAAGCGCACGAATACCGGTGATCTTCGACTCAGGAACCCCCCGGTAACGCTGCTGCCGTACATAACCGGTCGCGCGACGCTCCTCCTGCTTGACCGCATCATCCTCAGCGCCAGACTCATCGCCCGCAGCCAAATTGAACGCGCTCGTCAGCGCGTAACGCTTGCAGCTCGTCCACATTCCAGCATCAGCCTTCACATCACGACCGGTCAGCACGCACGGATACGACAAGAGTTCAATGCTTTCGCCCGTGTTCACATCGATAACGCGGATATGCACGCGATTCTCATCCAATGGCGTGTTCAGCCACAAATCATGCTTCGTCAGCTCCTTGTTGATGCTCGAATACAGGTCATCAATCGTCGCGTAATCGATCTTGTTGCCACCCAAACGCATGTTGCCCGTCTTGTTCAGACGCATACTTTTGCGCGCTTCAGACAATCGTTTCCAAATAGTCAGTTCGCTCATAATCCGGCCTCCTCGCTTTCCTTGTCCAACTGCCAGCCCGTGTACTCGATGACCCGAGGCGTCTTATCCAATCCGTAGGCGCTCATGTTCTGCTTCCAATGCTCAGGATCAGCACGTTGGAATCCGCTGATCTCATCCAACGCACGCATGATCCGCTCGCCAGCCAAGCCGATCTCCTCGCAATCCTCAGCGAAACGCCACACCATGTAGTCGTAAGGACGCTTCTTCTCCTGTACAACGAACTCGAAGCCCAACGGCCCATCGAACCCGCACAGGCGATACAAGAGCATGTAGAACGCCGCCTGAATGTGATAGCCAAGCGTTGCAGCAGTGCGCGGGAAATCCATGGGATCCTTCCCCGTGGTCTTGTAGTCGCGGATGCGAAGCACTCCATCGTCATCCGGTGCGTCAGGCAGCCAGTCGGCCTTGCCTTTCAGCTTCAAACCGGACAGCATGTCGGTCGCCAGCAACGCGACCTCCGCCCTGCCTGGCATCGACATGAAATACGGCGCTGAACGTTCGGCCATCAGCTGCGCCGTATCTAAGTCAGCCTGCGACGCCATGATCGCGCCGCTAGCCTCAAGCTCCTCATACTCGGCCCGTCCGGCTTTCGTTCGCCTGTCGGGCTTCTCGACGTACTCGCCGCCAGAACCCAATACCAGGCCGTGCGTTATCGAACCGAAATCCAATGCGTCACGCGACACGTCCAGCCCGTGTTCGAGATAATCCACATAGGCGAGCGGGCTGACCATAAAACGTTTCAATGCCGACTGGTCGATTGCGTCGAGCGTGAAATACTCGCTGTCCGGCAACTGTTTTATCTCACTCATTTTCTTTTCTTCCTCGTAGTTGTTTGATCCGCTCATAGATCACGCTCGGACAGTTTTCGAACCATGCGAGCGGATACTTGGAGCGGTCCAGCGTGCGCGCCACCTGCTGTTCCATGAGGCTCATAGCCATTGCCCGCCTTCCCTGTTGGGGGCGTTGTGCGCCCACTTCCGGGTTTCCTCGGCGTTGACTTTCTGCCGTCCGCTGCCGAAGTAGTATGCGGTCAATGTTTTGGTCGCGAGAGCGCTCAGCAAGGCTTTTTCGGGCACGCCGAGCACGAGGTGGGCTTCGTGCGCCGTCCAGTATTCTTGTAGTTTCAGATCGCTTAACGGTGTTGCGCTCATGCGTGTTTTCCTTTCGAAATCAGGTTGAACAGTGCGCAGCCGCTAGCGCAGTAGACCGCCAGTAGGATGATGTTGCGCAGGGGCGTCACGTTGCCGTCGCTGCCCACCAGGAGCACGAAACACGTCACGACGGCGAGCGCCAGCAGGATACGGAGAATGCGTTTCATGCTCATGCCGTCGCCTCCAAGGTTTTCGTAATGAACTTGGTAACGAAATACTGCTGTCCCTTGCCGGTGACCTTGACGGTGCGCGTCGTGAACGTCACCCCGTCCGGGTTCGTGTGCGTTGATTCCTTGATCTGGAATAGTCCCTGCTCCACGTAGCGTTGCAACGGCATGTTGTAGTCCTCGCCGTAACGGGAGCTGAGGTAATGGTGGTCGCGCAGCCATGCGAACAAGCGTTTCTGCCCGATGTCCACGCCGTTCTGCTGGATGATCTTCGCCAACTGGCCAACGAGGATCGAGGTCTGGGATGCGCTTACCGCGTCCGCGAACAAGACCTTGGGCTTCTGCGCCTCGAGCTGCGCCTGCTGCTCCTCGACCTTGGAATGCAGCCACCGCATGCTGGCGAGCGCCATCTGCTCGGGTGTCATGGATTCCTGACCGGCCATGTATCCACCGTGCCGTCGAATGGATGGGAGCACTTCGTGAGTCACCCAGCGCTTGAATTTCTCGACCTTCTCGATCTTCGCGTTCAATTCCTCGTCGGAAAGTCCACGTGCTTCGGTCGGCTTGAGAATGAACAGCAAATGATAAAAACCGGATTCGGTGAGATACACGAGATTCTGCGGTCCGCCAGGGGTGTCAATCCGCGTACCCCCCTTTTCATCGTCGTCAAGCTGCTGCATCGTGCGGTTGCGGTTGGACACCTTGAAATACTCGAGGACATCCTTGGCAACAAATCCGAATCCGTCAGGCGTTTCGACCGTGCGGACGGCTTGCCCTTCGAAATCGAAGGACTGTATACTGTTGTTAGTCATTACGACTCCTATCTGGTTGTTTTGATTTGATTGCCCTCGTTGCTGCGGGGGCATTTTTATGCGGCTAGGCCTTGATCATCCGATTGTGACTCCGGGACCTCGGCTATGGTCGTAACCTCGCCCGGCTGGAAGCCGAACGCGCTATAGAGACCGACGAGGATCGCAGGCGTTGCCACCTCCGTCTTCCGTGCCCTACTCAACGCCGACTCGCTGATTCCGATTGCCCCAGCGAACGACGCGTCGGTCTTCAGTCCACTCATGCGCTTGGCCCGGTCGAGGAAGCCTTGCTTGAAAACCACTTGATAAGCCATATCTACTCCTTTCTGCATCAGCTTTATTGCTGATGGCATTAACTATAATGCAGTTAGCAACATAATGCAAGTCGAATCGCAATAAATTTAATTTGACTTTTCCCTTGGAGTATTGCATAATGCAATATATGGATATAAAAACATGGTATGAAAAAAGCACCAATGGAGACAGCTACAATGCGGTCGGAGTGAAGAGCGGAGTGCAGCCGTCAACTATATGGAGGCAACAACCCGATAAGTTCTCTCCAGAGAACCTTGTAAAAATAGCAAGGGCATATGGACGCCCCGCCTTTGAACCACTTATCATCGCCGGTCTGCTTACCGACGATGACGTGGCGATTCTGCGCAGCGATGATGCGCTCAAAGACGCTTCCGACGAGCAGCTTATTGACGAGCTGTCACGACGTCTGAAAGATAATCACTCCGAAATCGTCTCTGATCCCGAAAGCGCGTGGAATATGCCCATCAGCATTGATGTGGACGCGGCTGCTAAGCACGATCCCGACAAGAGACTAAGCAGGGGACGCGATGAGTAATTCGCTGACTAGCCTGATAACGCCAGGCATGACGTACGGGACACTCCGCGGGATCGCGGAGCGTCTCGGCATCGACGTGCACAGCGGACTCCTCCCCGACGACCTATGCGGCTATTACGTATGCCGTAGGAATGAGATCGTCATCGACCGCACAATGAGCTACCGCGAGAAGCGATGCACTCTAGTGCATGAACTCTGCCACTGGTCGCACGAGGATGAATTCAAGGGCGGTGTCATGGATGCGAGAATCGAGAACAGGGCAAGAAGAGAGACCGCGTCGCTGCTCATATCTCCCACAGAATATGCAATGGCCGAGAATACGTACGAAGCTCAGGTAAAACTGATTGCCGCCGAGTTGGATGTAACGAGGCAGGTTGTCGAGGATTATCAGAGTATGGTGTTGTCGCGATTGCGTGAAACACAGGAAGCGCTAAGATTCTCGTAAACGCATCGGGAGAGAGAAGGCGGCGGATGATCTGGATAGCCCTTATCGTGGCCTTAGTATTCGCCGCCGCGATAGCAATGAGCGAGAATTCTGGAGAGAAACGTAAGAAGGAGCAAGAGGCCGAAAGACAGGCGGATAAGCCTCGACCTGAAGGCAAGTACGTCACCACTACCCCGGACGACCTAAGTGATTCCGAACGCTCCGGGGTAATGCGCGTGCGACTGCGCGAATCGTCCGAGAACATATCGAATCCCAGCAGGATCATCGTCATCGATGAGGAGAAGCCCGACGCCGATGCCATAGCACTGAGCGGCGGTGTGCGACGGAGAATATACGTGTACGACGACGTGCCGCTGAACGGCATGGAAAGCAATCACGCTTTTTATCTCGACCTCATGGGACGCGACATCTCGCTCAGAAGCGTCACGACTGGCGGCATGTGGAACAGCGCGAGGCAAGGTGACGTGCCCCTGTCTTACCATGGCCGTCCCGTCGGATTCCTGAATGTGAAAAGCTACCCGAAACTGAAGAAGGCTGCTAGGCTGCGGCGAATCCAGATACGCGCAGTGTGGCCGGGCGGCATAGTCTCCAACGTCATGCGCGTGGTGGCGCTCATGCCATCAACCAAAGCAGTTGAGAACGTCATAGAGAAGATATTAGGAGAAGAGAGAAAATGAGAAGGAAATTGGCGGCGCTGCTGTGTGCAGTGGCAATGATAGGGCTGGCGGGATGTGGCCCCAGTGCGGAAACGCAATCACCGTCGAAAACCGAATCGGGGTCATCGCCTGCGACGCCAACGCCGACCGAAACCACGAAAACGGATTACACCGAAGATGAAGTTAACGCTGCGATCACAAAATGCGCCCCACTGTCCGAGAATGGCGCAGACATTCTTGATGACATAACCTCTCCAACTCGGGTGCTATCGCTTGTCTCATTCAAGACGCTCGGCAAGGGCGTGGAGTCGGATGTTTTCAAATGCGCCTTCGACGAACTTTCCATACCGGACGAGGTGATCGCCGAAATAAACCAGCAGCTTGGCGTTGAGAAGGAGACGCAAGTTGGCAATCTCAACGTTCTATGGACAAACGACGGCGGGGACATATCGATCTACATGTCCACCGAAAACCTTCATCAATAGAGACTTCTTCACATGATTTTTGCCCCGCTTCGGCGGGGCTTTTTCATGCGTGTTCGACGCCGAGCGCTGTCCTGCCGGTCAATTCGGCGAGCGCCTTGGGGGACCAATGCGTGTACCCTGCGGTGGTTGATATCTCGGCGTGTCCCATGATGCTCTTGCGGGCGTCCTCGCTGGCTCCGGCGATGGCGAGCTGCGTGGCGAAGTAGTGCCGTGCGCTGCGTATGGTCACGTAGGGCAGGCCGGCCGCTTTGAGGGCCATGATCCAGCGCCGGCGCTCCACCGGGTTGGTGAGCGGCTGGCCTTTGCGTGTGAAGATGAGGCCGTCGTCGGGGATATTGTGGTCGCTCCCCCATGCCCGAAGATCGTCCCACAATGCCTTGCTGACGGGCACGAGGCGCTGGCCGCGCTCGCTCTTCGGGGGCACCATCCATATGCCCGTGTCGCCTATCTGCGTGGCGTTGAGCCATGACGGTATGTCAGCGCCCTTGCGGTACCGCTGCAATTCGTGGCGCACATGGATGGTGGGAGTGCCGTCCACGGTCACCAGGTCGGCTGGAGTCAGGGCGAACCGCTCCCCCTGCCGCATGCCGGTCTCGAATGCGAGACGCCACATGAGCCGCCACATCGCTCTGTCGTCGTCGGAGTCGGGGAATGGGTGCCGACTGCGCTGTGGATTCTCGGCAGCAGGCTTCGACTCGGATGCCGCTATGAGCATTCCGGGCTGGCCGGTTTCGAGTATGGCCGTGGGGTTCGCGGTGACTCTCGGCGGGTCGGCCTTGTCGCAGATGTTGCGGTCGACGAGATCGGCGTCCACTGCGTCCGCGAGCGCGTTCTTGAGTCTGCGATAGGCGTTGAGAGCGGTCTTGCTGCTGTGGCCCTTGGTGATGTCCTTCTCGAGCTTGGCGACATGCCGCACGGTGAGGTCGCCTATGCGCACGGCGCCGAGGCTCGCGCAGATCAGCTTCGCGTCGCTGCGGTACGTCTCCAGTACGCGCGGCTTGACGTGGGGCTGCTTGTATTCGCTGAGCCAGCGTTCCAGCCAGTCCTTGAGATATGGGGTGTCGGCTGATTTGAGCACGCCGGTGCGGATGTACTTGTCGCGGGCGTCGAGCCACTTCTGCTTGGCTTTCTGCGGATCCTTGCTTGCGAAGGATTTCCGGATTCGCTTTCCGGTCACCGGATCTTTGGGCAGTTCGAGCACGTATACCGTCATGCCGTTGGGGCGCGTGTATATGCCGCCGCTGCCCTTGGTTCTTTTGCGTTTCACAGCCATGCTCAGTCCTCGATCCTACGAACTCGCGTTCTTTCAGTCCTGATCTGAGTCTACTTCAAAAGTACGGCCATTACTACGTCCTATTGTCGACGCGTTTGGCGGCGTTTGGCGGCGTTCCGCCATTTTTGGTTGGCTGTAGAAATTGAGCTATGGATGCAATCTGATGCTTGAGAATGGCGGAATTGCAACGTTTTCGGTGGAGCGGATGACGGGAATCGAACCCGCGTAATCAGTTTGGAAGACTGAGCACGAGACACCATGACACACTCTCAAAATAAACATCCGCAACATAACTACGGCCTAACTACGCCCTATTATTATTCACGCCTAACACATCTGCTACTCTTATCCCATGATCGACGATGATGCCGATGGGATGGAGCAGCTGAGGCGAGACAGGCTTGCCGAGGCGGAGCGTGGGTTGCGGAAGCTGGTGCGCGAGGGACTGTTGACGGCGGAGACGTACGGCAAGATATGGATGGTGTTGCATGCCGAATCCGCGCAGCTTGTCGAGGCCGAGCAGGTGCGAGGGGATGCATAGGATGCGGGAACCGGAACGCGCCATACACGCGCGAACTGGTAGTCGTCGATGAAGAAATGCACTCCCCTGTCGTGCGCAGCCCGTCTGCCGGTCGCATAGTTGAAGCCGATGAGATCATCAGGCACCACGTCGCACGGATCCAATACCGGCATGCCCCTATCAGTCAGCCGGATGCCGGGCAATGCGTCGAGATGATACGCGCGGATAGTCCGCTCACGTCCAACAGCCTGCACTGACACCACCTCCTACGCGGAAAAGGCCCCCACCTCCGCAAGGCGGTGAGGGCGATTTGGGGAATTATGTCATATCTTCAGTGTCATGTAGGGAGAAATCCATTGTACCTTGAATTCCGTTTTTAGTATCGATGTTTATGGCCTGTAGCGCTCGAGAAATATTTGCTATATCACCTAGTGTGTTTAGTTTTTCATATTTCAGGACATCAAGCCGGTACAAACGCTTTGACTGAATTGAATATTCCGCAACCTGTTGAATAAGATCCGGATCGCTGACCGAGATTGGCAATGCGCGAGCATCCTCAAGGTTCCGTTTCACATACAGTATGCCTTCGCTGCGCCGATACCCATCCAGATATCCATGTATGACTTCATTATTGGGTTTTTCAGGGATTGTTTTGAGCGCGTGTTCAAGTCTCAGAGCGCCCAGCTGTGTAAATTGAACACGTAACGGTTGCTCTCTTCGTTGCAGTATCTCTCCATGGATTGTCCAGTCGGTTTTGCGGACTTCTTTGGTCATGGCGGAGATGTTCTTCCTAGCTTTTATCGTCAATTGTGCGAGCTGCGCGGAAATGGGCGACTCTTTGCTATCAAGCTCTTCCGAAGAGGAAGCTGTCAGCAAAGCGCCAACGGTTTTCAGAGCTACGCTTTCAGCGGTCTCAGGAATCTCGATGTCATTCTCGGCATAATGACTGTGCAAATCACCGGCCTGTACGTCATCCGGTGCTTGAATCGTTATCTCCAAGGACCCCGGGGCCATTCCTGTGATTAAAAGCTGCGGTGATCTACGCGCTGCTCCCAGTTTCTGCTTGGCGACTTCGTTAACCGCCGATGTCAACCTGTTAATGAACTTCGAAACCGAGAGGGCATTTGCGGAATGCTCTTTCGCATTGGGTTCAACGATATGTACGACGGCCGTTGCCTGTGAGGGAGCCGTCTCACTGCGAAATATCGCATCCAGCTCCTCGTCACCTTCCGTGGAAAGCTCCAGTGAGTCGAGAAGCCCCTCACGGATAATCGGATCTTTTTGCATTAAGGCGTTTCTTATCGCATCACGGAAAGAGGCGGCTAGGTCTTGCGATAGTGCTGTATCCATGACTGTCATCTCACCTCCAGAAACCCTTTCTGACTACACGATGTACTCAAATAATGCTTAGATTTGTTGATTCTGCTCCACTGCTGATCCCAATATTGCAGACTTCCATCACGTTTATCAATATTGTCGCACGGTAATATGAAGGAATCTATGAGTCCACCGTACGGCTGAACTCTCTTCTTGGATCCATCCCGTTTCAGTTGGAAAATTGTTTCCAGCGCCGAAAGCTTTGACGGATTGCTCAATTCCGCTTTTTTGAATGCCTTGGATGACGCAAATACCAATACGTCTATATCCTTGGGGTCGGGTTTGACGGTCACGAAACTACCATTCACCCAGAAGGTTGTGTTGCCCAATAACTTCTTGATTTCTGTGCGCCATTCAAGGAAGTTCTTCCACAGGACTTCTCTCCGTTGTGTAAAAAGCAACAGATCCTCTATATCCCTATCAGCGGCCTGATATGGGTTAAATGGGCCACGATAAGGAAGCACCTGTTCACTTCGAAAGACGGCTTCGTCACAAATCGGCATAACTTAGAACCATACACGCTGATATGTATATACGACGATTCGCCCTCACCTCCCGTAGGAGATGAGGGCGATTCACATATTCTGCGGACTATCAGCTCAGAGTTGATAGTTGGCTGCTAGGCGGCGTGCTTGGGCTGCGCCGGGTCGGGCAGTGCGGCGAGCTGGCTGCGTTTGGCCACGCTGATGGGATTGTAGGCGGTGCCCAAAGCCGACGCCACGAGCGCGGCGGCGGAGCCGATGAACGCGCCCACGTCCGGGTTGCCGAACGCGGTGAACCCGGCCGCCGTGATCGAGGCGACGAGGCCCGCGATGTAGACGACGGTTCGCACTGTGGGGTTGAACGCGGGCGTGTAGCCGCCAGCCCCGAATCCGGTGCCGTCAGTCTCGCCGCCAGACTGCGCTGCGGTCTGCGTCGTTTGCTGCGCGGCCGTAACGGGCTGGGCGAGGCCCTCGTCGGGCTTCGCGGTCTCTGCTGTCGTATCGGGTTCGGCTGCCAGACGGCCCACTTCGGGGTCCTGCGCTGCGGTCTCTGTCGTGGTGTCGCTCATTTCCTCTCCTCTGCTCTCATGGTGATGGTGGTGGCGTCCAGCTTGGCCTTTACCGCGTCCCCGACCGCTTTGGCGATGTCTGCGGGGTTGCTGCCCAATGCCTTGGACAGGGCTTCGATGGCGGCGGACTGCGCGGTGATGGTCGCGGTCAGCTGGCGTACTCGGTTGTCGATGTAGCACACTCTCGTGTACAGGTCGCCCCGGGTGCCGTCCTTGGTGCCGCCGTCGTCGGTTCGCAGCAATGTCTTGACGAGCCGCGCGGTGTCGTTGTGCATCCAGCTCAGCCGCACCCACGCCAGCTGATTGTCCTTGTTGACCGTGCCCTGCGAGCCGATGGGATAGTTCCAGATGTCTCCTGCTTTTGTCATGTCTATGTCTCCTCCGTTGAGTAGTTGGTTAGCTTTGTTGATGACGTACGCCCAGTTCAGCCCGTTGGGGCAGATGTCCGGGCAGGCTGGATGCGTGTGCGGGGGAACCTCGCGGTGCAGGAACACGTTCTGCCCGTGCACGAGCTTCCCCCACCCGTATCTGCGGGCGATGTCCGCGCACAATCGGGCCGACGCGTCCAGACAGGCCTGCGTGCAGGGGATGAAGTCAAGTCCGCCCTCGTGCTCGATGCTGATGGTGCGGCAGTTGGAATCGTACGACCCGTCCGCCCACGCGCCGTCGGCCTCGCTCACGTACTGGTCGATGCGCCCGTCCCCGCCGACACCGTACGTGCTGGACGCCTGATAATTGGGATTGCTGAAGATGCTCGCGGTGCCGGCGCGGTATCCGGCCATGACGTGCAGGGTGATCCTGTCCACCCCGTACCCGTTCCTGCCGTCGTAATGATTCGGCGACGGCACTTGTATGATGTTCACACGAAAACCTCCTAATGATTTGGGTATGAAAAAGCCGCCCGAAGGCGGCTGGTATGTATTGTGGATCAGTGCATGATGAGCGGTATCGCCCACTCCAGCAATCCAACGATCAGGCCGACTATGGTTCCGGTGGCCCCCACCGCCTTCCACACCATGCCCTTGATGTCGTCGACGCTGGCCTTGAGATCGGCGTGATCGGAGCATGCGGACTGTTTCAGGTCGTCGATGCGACGGTTGACGTGCTTGATGTCGCTTTCATGCAGCTCCTGCGATTCCAGGGAATCCAACCGCTTGTCCATATCGTTGAATCGTTGCGTCATGAACTCCTTCAGATCGCGGTATTGCGCCGACACCACATCCACTGAATCAGGCATGCGACGCTCCTTACTTGTCGGTTGGCGTGGAGGTCGGGTCGTCGCTCTTCCAGGTGATGATGTCGGTCGTGTCGGCGAGTTGGCTGACGGGTATCGTCACGGGCAGTCGGGTGGTCAGGTCGGTCAGGGTGATGGTGGTCGCGTCCGCGCCCGTGATGTCGGCGCGCAATGCGTGCCCGTAATCCATCCATGTCTGAGAGTCACCGTCGGAATGGTCGAAAACGAGCCCCAAGCGTAGGAACTCGTAGAGTATGGTGCCCTTCGCGGGTCGTAGATCGAGTGATGCCATGATAATTCTCCTTAATTTTGTGACGCTGAATCGTCGTTCGATGTCTGGTGGTCGGGGTCGATTATCCAGGAAACGACGCCGGAAAGCCATGTGACGTCGTTCTTAAACCGCACGTTGCTGTACGGGCTGCGGATGGCGATGAACGTATCGGTCACCTGCACGTACACGGCGGGGGAAACGTTCATGGCGTCGGTGGCGGCGTTGTTCGCCATCGGGAAGTGGATGTCCTGGCCGTTCCCGTCGCCTTGACCCCCGTAAGGCCGATATCCCCGTTTGATCTTGAACAGCTGGCTCGAACGCCACGTGGTGGGCACGTAGTCCCCCGCCGGATCGCCGTGCCGCATGCACCAGACCTGCATGATGACCTGATTGAAGATCCGAGTCGCCTTGACGCGGTACTGCCAGTACGAGTTCATGAACACGAGTTTGTCGGTGATGTCCTCGACCATGGGGATGCCGTTGACGCTCACCAGGCCCGAGGGCATCTGGATGCCATCCGCGTTGAACCGGCTGACCATCTGCCCGGCCGGGTTGAGCACGTCGAACGAGCCGTTCGCGTTGACCAACGCCGAATACCCGGCATACGAGCCGTTCACGGTCTTGCCGATGCCGGTCAGGTAGCGGATTACGCCCACGCGTAATCGATAAGTTCAGTAGCCATGATGGCCTCCTTGTTTGGGGTATGGGAAAGCCCCTGCCGGGTTGGCGGGGCTTGTGGAGGATGTTGCCTGGCGGGATGCGTTCGGCGCGTTATGGTTTCAGCTTCTTGAATCCGTTGTCGTCGTCGTTGCCGAGCACTATGAGCTTGTCGGGCTGGTTGGCTGTCGCTAGCGTCTCGGATGTTCTGATATAGTCGCTGGTGCTCCAGCAGTTACCAACTATGACGATACGGGCGACCTTGGTGCTGAGAACGATGTTGTTGAGACCGTTGAGCTTACCGAGCATGTTGTTGGAGAAGATGATGTTGCTCACGGCGGCGCCGTTGACGTATGCGGACGAGTCCTTGCCTGTGACGTATAGGTTTGTGCTGCAGTCGGTGAGGGTGTTGCCCTGTATCGATATGCCTCTGATCATTGTCGTGGTGTCCATCATGCGCACCGTGATGGCGTGCGCGCATGTATTGATCACGTTGCCCCTGATGGCGGCGTACAGGTTGGGGTAGTTGGTCCTGCCGGCCAGGTATTCGATCAGCACGCCGTCGCCCATCGTACCGTCGTTAGCCGGGTCGATGGCGTTGCGCAGGTTGTTGCCCTCGATCAGCGCGAGCAGGGAGGGCGCGCCCGGGAAGTAGCTGCCGTTGTCGAGCGCGATCAGCGCGCCGCACGAGATGACCTCGTTGCCGGTGACGCGCGGCCCCAGCCCTCCTCCCAGGCCGATTCCGCGACGGCAGTGCCAGACCGTGTTGCCGGCGATAGTGACGCCCGCACTCATCGCGTCCGGCGTGCCTGTGGTCTTCTGGTTCTCGACGAAAATACCGTAGTTCGCGCCCGCGTAGTCGTCGCCGAAGATATTCTTCTTGTCGGACCACGCGCCGTATATGGCGTTGTCTCGTATCGTGGATGTGAAGCGATTTCCCGCGTCGTCGTACGGCGTGACTGGCGTTCCCACGCCGATTCCGGCGCAGCCTGCCGATTGGCCGTTAGGCTTCGCCAGCCTACCGGGATTGACCACGAGATTGCCCTCGATCAGGCTTGTGCCCCTGCCGTTGTCGAACGGGATCGCCGTGCTGGGCGTATTTTCCACATAGCAGTGCTGAATGCCGCCATTGATGACATTGTGTATCTGTAGTGGCTTGACCGAGCTTGTGCCCGCGCCTCCTGGGGCGATGCCCATCGCGAAAGCGTCCAAATGGAAGTCTCGGCACCAGAACGAGCCGATGTCCTCTCCTTCCAGCACGTAAAGCCATGCGTTGGACGCGATATCGTACGTGCCCGGCATCTCCATGACCGGGTACACGCTGCTTGCCCAGCTGTTCGCGCCCTGCACCGTCAGGCCGCCGAACACATGCAGCTGCCTGTCCACGATCATGATGCCTGAGGGGATGACGACAGTGCCGCCGCCATGCGCCCTGCACGCGTCGAACGCCGACTGCAGCGCGGGCGAATCCGACGTGCCGTACACGGCCTTGGCGTCCTGCACGTCACTGACCACGGGATTGTCGAGCACGCACACGTGCTCGCTGACCACGCTCGAGATCGTGCCGATAAGCACCCCGTCGTTGCCGTACTGCGAGTGGCCGTCCCCTCTGTCAAGCCTGCCGGCGCCGGCCACGGCCATGCGCTTGCCCACATCCGAGGCAGACAGCGAGACGCCGGGAAGCTGGATATGTCCACTGGACGCGTCGGCGCTGGCAGTCGTGAGCACGCCATCGACCCGCGCGCCGAAATCACGCGGGTCGAACACGTCGGCGCGCAGCATGCCCAGCAGCGCGGATCGCGTCAGCGCGCCCGAACCGCGAACCAGAGCGGCCACCGCCGAATCTTGCAGGACCTGCGTGCCGGCAGCATACGTCTGCGCCTGATCGCGGTATCCCATCGTCTCGTCATGCAGCTGCTGCAACGAGGGCGACACCTGGCCAACTGGCCCGGGAATCGCCACCGTCCTCTTATCGATAATCTGATCAGCCATAATCTCCTCCTTAGTCCGCCAAAGTCCAATAGCCCCAGCCCAATAATTCGGTCACGCCATCCTTCGCGGCGGTCATGCGCCACGAGCCCGACCGCCGACCAGCCCACACATCGCCCGCGAACGCGGCTGGCGGGATGTAGACCACGGCCTTGCCGTCCGGGCCATGCGCATCGCAGTCACGCGAAAACCACGCGTCGCCCTCATCCGAAAGCAGCTCGAAACGGCAGTACCACGCCGTCAAGTCCACCGGCACGTAACCGGCGGCCGGGTCGCTCAAACGCTCCCACAGCACTCCCAGACGATTCGTCACATTGCGCAATAGCCGGTAATCGCCACGGCCCTCGCTCTCAGCCAACACACCAGTCATAGTCGTCCTCCTTTTGATTTTTCCCGCATTAGAATGTCGGCGGCTTCTGCGGCGCGTAGATGATATTGTATCCAGCGAGAACGTACGCCAGACGCTCGAACTCGTCGTAGGTGTACGAGACGAGATTCTGCATGTAGTCCTGCTGTGACGTGAGATGCTCGGTGACGGTCTTGAGCGATTCGACGGTGTCACCTTGGCTGCCCACGACAGCCTGCAGCTGCGTGACGATATCAGTCAGCTGACTTTGCTGATCTTTCAGAGTGTCCTGTTGGATTCCGAGCTGCGTTTGCTGTTCGGCGAGCTTGCCCTGCATGATCTGCTGCTGCTGGATGGTCTGCGCAAGCTGCCCGGTAAGCCCCGTGGTCAGCTCCTGCTGCGCTTGCAACTGCTTCGTGAGCGCATTGAGCTTGATCGTGGTCTGCTCAGTCTCCGAGCCGGTGGAATTATTCGCCTGATTCTTCTCGGTGTTGCGCCGGCGTTCAGCGCGCACGGAATCCTTCGACCAGTCGGCCCTCCCCGGAGCGTACTTCCTTACGCCCAACGGATCCACTGGCGTCAGATCGGGCGGCTCGGGCACGTCCACGGCGGGAATGAGCGGCTGCGCCTGCGCGGCGATGAGCGCGTGACCCGCCTCGTTGGGATGCACGCCGTCGGACTGCACGTCGTCCGGCTTGTCGAACAGCCAGTTCCACGCGTCGATCACCACGTCCGCGCCAACCGTGCGCGCGGCAGAGGAAAGGCCTTTCAGAAACGGCGCGTAGGAGTCTTCGAATCCGTCCGGCTCCAAGCCCTGCGGGCCGACCATGATGGCGAGTTTCGCATTCCGGTAGCGTTTGCGTATCGCATTGGCGATCGCGAACACCTGAGAGGCGGCAGAGGATACGTCGGCATTGGCCTTGGCGTCCTCGTAGCCTGCGGCAAGCACGACGAGACCTACCGAATCTGCTGGAACATTTGCGTCGGCTGCGGCAACGGTCAGCTGCGCGAGCACGCTCTTTGGCTGCATCGTGTAGCCCGCGCCTTCGACTGCATACGTGTGCGGGGTCAGCGCGAGCGCCGTGGCCAGCAATTGCGGCCAGCGCTTCGACTCGTCCGTTATCCCGGTGCCGGCCGGGTTGCCGTCGCCGAAAACCAATGCGTGGATATCGGCCATCATGCGCGCTCCCTCGCCTGGACGCTCAGCCAATCCGAATCCGCCGAGCCATCCACGTCAGTGATCTTCAATTCGAGCATGCGTTCGCCAAGGAAATCATCCTCCACCCACACGTCCGCCCAATCGCCCGGTTTAACCGGATGCTCCTCGCCCACGGACAGGCTGTACGTCTCGTCAGGATAGGCTCCGTAAGCCACTCCCGACTGCGCATACTGGCGCAATGTCTTGAGTTCGGTGGCAGTGGTGTGCGTCGTGTCAGCCGACTGGATCAGCAGCGGCAATGCGCTGTGCTTGTCGGTGACGCGGGCCATGACGGTCTTATCACCATGCTTGCCGCCGATCGCATACACTTGGTTCGTCATGCCGGACCCTTTGCCGTCCACCGACGTGAGCTTGACGCGCTGGCCGGGGACATCCGCATGCCATGCGCCCGGAGCCTTGACCTCCAGCCACTGGTGGTCAACGATCTCGGCCTCGTGGTCCTTGAGCGCGGACCCACTGCGCATCTCGAACGTCAACGTGCCGTCAGGCTTGATGCGCGGGTCGAAACGGATCTCATTGCCATCCGCCAATTTGGCCAGGTCATCCAAACGGTCAGACGTTTTCGCCACGTCATAGCCGTTATAGGTGCGCGTATTGGTTCCGCCCTCAACAGGTGGCAGTGTTATGGGCAGCGCGCCCCATTTCATCGCTTCCGCGACCAGGCCGCGCGCGATATCGCTGTAGGAGCCTGTCAGCGTGAGCGCCCATGCGCCGGCGGGATGCTCCTCGTCCACAAGCACGTCGCCATCCACCCAGCCATCATCCAATGCGTGGTTGAGCACGAGGCGCGTCGAGGTCAGCGACCAGCCGCCCCCGCACGACAGACTCAGCTTGCGGCCGTCATGATCCCAATGGTAATCCACCAATGGCCCAGCATGCTTCACATCCTCGGAATCGGTCGCCGGATCATAGCGGTGCACGGCGAGAATCACGCCCCACAATTTCAGCAGCTCATGCAACCCCCTGGGGATGCTCAATGCTTCGCGCGAATAATCCACGTCCACTGAGAGACTGCCTGGCTCGTTGATCGAATCAGACCATTGCGCGGCAGTATACGGCAGACGGAACATCGGATCGCCAAGAGGCCCGAACACGTCACACACCAACGGATCCAACGCCATGTCTACCTCCAAGCAGGGAAAACTGTCATCGACAGCGAGCCGCCGCCGGACAATGAAACAGGGATAATGCTTGCGCCGGGCGGAATGCGGAACGCCTGCCCCGATGCCACGCCAGCAGACGGGATCATGTCGCGCAGGTCAAGATCGAGAACGTTCGCATTCCCAGACCATTTAACCGTGCGCGAGCCAAGCGACAACGACAACGCCGTCACGCCGCCATCCACATGCACGCTCGGCCACGACCCCACACGGCCCGCATTCTCCACACGCAACAATCCACCCGAAGGCAAGAACACAACCGGATCACCATACTTCAACGGATCGGGAATGTGGACAATGAGCGTGAATGTGAACACTTGCTCGCCGGAGAACATGGACGGCTCTGGGTCGTCGGCCAACCACCCACGGTAATGCCTCCTGCCGTGCGCATCCTCCACCGTCACCTTTAGATCTCGGGCCATCAGATCGCAGACACGATCCTCGAAACCGGCAGCCTCCACCGAGGAGCAGCCTCTCACCGCCCCTCCGATGGAAATGTTTCTGCCGCCCGACGTGAGACGCGATGGAGAATACTCGCCATCCTGCTGGGGGATATCGATCCCCGACTCGCGCGGAGCGGGAGACCCAAGTCCCTTGAGCGAGGTCAAGTACATTATTCCACGCATCGCAAGCCGCATCTCAATCAGCGGCAGGCAATCCACGTCGCTTTCGATCACGACTCGCGTCATAGCATCTCCTCAGTCGATAGGAACTGCGACAGCGTTACGCCGGTCGCGAGCATCGATGGCCTTGACTACAAGATCCGGATCGTTGGAATTGATCGTGTACGACGGCGAATATGATCTGGCAGGCGCTTGTGATGAACTGCTCGCATACCGCTTGGTTGGTGTCGCGTACTCCCGCGCCGCCACACCCATGCTGGCGTTGATGCCAGTGGATCCGACCATACCTGCGAGCTGCCCGCCAACGCCGGAAACAAACGGCACAACGTTCGCCCTGAAACTCTTCTGCAACGAATCCCCGAACCCTTGCATAATCACGTTTCCAGCAGGGATCAGCAGCCTCGCGTCATAAGAGAGAGGACCCTTGTGGTCAGCGACCCAACCGGCGATTCCGGACACGAAGCCAGTGACTTTGTTCCACGCGGATTTCATTCCGTCGAGCAGTCCGCTGATTATCGAGCTGCCTGCGTTCCACAGCAGCGAGCCGACGTTACCCAAAGCGCCAAGAATCCGACCCGGAATGCCAGCGAAAAACCCGACCACGTTATTCCAGATATTCCCAACGAAATTCGCGGCAGACTGGAAGAACCCGCCGATTGCACCACCGATACCGCCGAAGAAGCCGATGATCCGACCTGGTATCCCCTGAAACCACGAGACAACCGCATTCCAAGCATTCTGCGCATTCGTACCAGCAGACCGGAAAAACCCTACAATGCCGTTCCATAAGCCCTGGAAGAAGACGCTGATGTTCGTCCACGCTGCCTGAAGCCACGACATGAACCACTGCCAGATGGCCTTCCCGGTCTCCGTCTGCGTGAAGAAGTAGACAAGAGCCGCAACAACAGCGCCTATCGCCAGAGCAACCCACGTCAGCGGGTTAGCCAGCAATGCCACAGTCCAAGCCCACGTCGCTGTTACAGCGCCCCAAATGGCCGGGAGAAGCGCCACGGCAATGGCTGCCGCGAACCCTGCAAGCACAGGGGTGAGCGCGCCTACCTTGCCAAGCCAACCGATGAAATTCGCAATAGGGCCGACGACTGCCGCGATCCCGCCACCCAGCCACCCGATAGCTTTCCCGATTCCGTTAATCGCTCCTGCGATGTTCGCCGCGCCTATCGACTGGATAATATTCGCAATGGACCTCGTAATAGCTGTCTTAACGTTCTCCATGCTCGTGCCGATGCCGCCCGTGGCATCCTTCGCCTGTTTGGCGAACGAAGCGAACCCATTCACACCGTTCTTGTCGAGTTTCTTTACAGCGTCATTGAACTGACCGAAGGATACCTTGCCATGCTTCATAGCGTCATACAGATCCATCTGGTTGTGCCCCGCGCCCAATAGACTGACGGCCAGCTGGTTCATCTGGCCAGGCATCGCGTTCACGACAGATCGCCACGCCTGCATGTCGACCTTGCCGACGGAAAGCATCTGCGTGTACTGCTCCATCGCATTCGCCTGCTCACCCGTGCTCTTGCCTCCAGCCAACAGCGCGTCATTGAACGCGAGGCTGATGTCGGTCGCTTCCCCCAGATTCTTGGTCAATGGAGCGATTTTCTGCACCATTCCAGTCATGGAATCCAATGAGGTAGGCAAGCCAATAAGCCGGTCGCTCATTACCTTGACCTGCTTGGCTGCATCCGTGGACGAGTATCCGAGATTGCCCATGACCTTCGGAAAAGCGTTGAGCGTATCCACACGGTTGACTGCATCGCCAATGCTGCCGGAAATCACATTCATCGCCTTGGATGCGACAGCAGCAGCAGCTCCCGCTATCGCTCCGGTCTTCAGCAAACCGCCGCCAAAGCCTTTTCCTGCCGAAACTCCACCGGAAACACCAGCTTTCGCAGAGGCATCGCCGAAAGCCGCTGAAATGGCGTTTCCCACCCCCTTCATGGAGGGAACTATTGCGACATACGCTTGGGCCAATTGATATGCCAAGGCACACTCCCCTCATGGAGGAAAAAAGAGAATATGTGGAAACCCGGGGAAACGGCGGACTAGGCGTTCTCCCACTGCTGCTCATACCATGCGTCCAACTCTTCGGGCGTCATGCTCATGACCTGCTGCGTATGCTGCTTCTCGACGGTTTCGCCCGGACGCGGCAAGGGCTTCGGGCCGCTCCCCTTGTGGTCGGAGAGCATGTACTGGAACCGCGCGATCTCGTCGAACACGCCCGCGAGCAGATAATCGGTCGTGGTCCATGCGGCTGGCTTGTTCAACCGTATCCACACCATGCTGCCGGGCGGCAGATTCGCGGCGAGGTCGGCGGCGCGTTGCACGCCGATGCCCTCGATGTCATCGCTGTCGAGCCGGTAGACCCGCTGGAAGTCCGCGCGCAAGGCGCCAGGGCATTCGTGCAGCAGGAATACCAGCGTCAGGAGTTTGGGTTCAGCTCCGAAAGCACCTTGGTGAGGAAGTCGGCGATGCGCTCCACCGGAACCCTGCCCGAATCCGCATCCCTCAAGGCGTCCTTCAACGCAGGATATTCCTCGCCGAACACCTTGCGCAGCACTGGCGTGGGGAGTCCCTTGCCGTCCTGTAGATCGTAGAGGTCGTCCACGAGGTCGATGTCGTCGAACACCTGCGGGTCCACATGCACGGTGATCCCGTCGATGGCGACTTCCTTTTTCTCGCCCTGCTTGGGCTTATGATCCTGTGGCTTCGTCGCGGTCATCTCAAGCCTCACTGTCCACTCGAAGCGGTCACTGCGATGTATTCGCGCGAAGTGCCGACGCCATCATCGGTCGCATAGTCTGGCCATGGGTTCGCGCTCAATGTCACGTCGTAGCTTTGGGCGTCGGATGCGGCGATCTTACGGTCTCCGAACTCGCTGCGCGAAGCGTCCGGGATGACGATGCGATCCTTCTTGCCACCGGTCACAGCAAGTTCGATCACGGTCACGAAATGGTCTGTCGGCAGCGCGTGCGTGATAGTGATGCCAGCGTCGAGGGTTCCCGTCACGTTCGCCGCACCGTAACGGGTCTTCGCAGCATCCGGGTTCAGGACGGACAGGAGCGCGAACTGGTAGGATTCCGCATAGCTCGTGACCTCCTTGATGACGGTGTTGCCGTTGAGATCCTTGACCTCGGTGGTGTCCGTGTCGGTGCTGTTCGTCACCCCGTCTTCGGTGATGTACCCGTTGTTCTTATAAGCCGCATCCAATGGCGTGGCCGAATCGGTCGGCAATGCCGTTCCTGCGGGCGCGGTGAAGATGTATCCGGCGACCTGGCCCTTGCCGAGCGTGGCTTCCTGTGGATTATTTGGCACGATTGATACTCCTTAAAAAATCAGGCCACGGACGTGACCTGCAATGTGATTTGATATCTCGACTGCCGTGATTCGGGGTCGGGATTGTTGATGATGGACAGGATGTTGACCGCGCCGATCTCGTCATGCTCCACAAGGTTCAGCAATGATGGTTTGACAAGGCGCGTAGCCGCGTCCGAAGCGTTCCACCGGCTTGTCTCCCACACCTGCACGGAAAGCAGGGGCGAGGCGAACAGGAGGCCGTCGGAGCCGCCTGTTCGCTCCACGGTGATGAACCGATCAGGCCGTTCCGCGGGTACGGAAAGGGACGCCGGATAATCCCCCAGCGTCCCGTCAGCGTTCAGATGGTCGATGACCAGCTTCTCGATGTTGATTGCCATCAGCCGCCGCCCAGAGCCTTGGTGAGCGTATTGTGCGACGCCTGGTCGATTCGCGCCTCGTAGTTGCTGGTTGACACCAATGCCGTCGTTCCCTTCGCGCTGTCACGCGCCGCGGTGGCCGCGTATTCGGCCCCCTCGGTCACATGCAGCGCGTTCGCGCGTTCTGCCAGCCTCTCGGCTTCGGAGGCGACCGCAGCCTGAGTCGCGGCGTCCCGCCGGTAGGCAGTGAAGGCCGGAAGATTGAGTTTCACGTTCCGTGCCACGGCTACCCCCTTACGTCCCTGACCTTGACGGTCAGATTCCAGTCGGTCGGCGTCAGACCGCCGTCATATGGGCGCGGGTCGCCGAGTATCGGATAATCCACGCCGTCGATACGCACCGAAGCGCCACGCAGCGAGTGGTATGCGAACGAGCGCGGGAAATACAGGGTCTTCGCTACAACGATCCCATCAGGGCGGATGGAACCGGCGAGATTGTCCTGATCGCCGTCAGCTACCAGCACATTATCCACACCGGTTTCGGTCGTCACAAAGATTGGATCGCCACCCGGATCAACGCCCTGCTGACTGCGTTCCACAAGCGTGACGGATTCGCCTTTCATATGACGCCACCGCCGCTCATGTCCACGCTGAACGCCTTCTGCACTCCCCTGCCCAGCCGCTGCTTCTCAGCCTTCGTGAGATACAGATCACCCAAAGGATTCGTGTAGCTGACCGACTCGTTGAACGGCCCTGTCGTCTGCTGCGTCGAACTGACACCAGCATTATCGCCAGCGAGCATCGCACGCTTCACCATCGCGCACACAATGCCAGTCAACGTCAACGCCGAAGCGCTCACGTATCCGGGCATCGTGTCCACGATCAACTGGGAGGCGTCAGACAACAGTGTCGTCGCCTGAGCCTGCTCGGCCTCGGTCAGAGAATGCCATCGAGCCTGCAGATCGTCGACAGTCGCGAAAGCGGGCTGAGGAGTGATCGCATCGGCCATGGTCGCCTCCTACTCTTAGTCGCCGACCATGATGTTCTTGGCCTTCATGTCCGCCAGCAGCGCGTTGACCGCAGTGACGATGGCGGCGGCGTCCGCGTCGGTGGCGATGGCCGCCATGTTGGCGAGCTGCTTAACGCCGACATCAATAGGGTTGCCGTCATCGCCTATGAACACAGTGTCCGTCGTGGCCTGCAACTGGTCGGCAAGCGCATCAGCGGCCTTAACCGGATGAAGTTGATATGCCATTTCATATCACCTTTCAGACCGTGAGCAGGACGAAACGGTTCACGTCACGCAGACGGAAACCGATCTCAAGCTCGACACGGACCGCAAACATGTTGCGTTCCCACAGGTTCACCGGCTCGCCATCCAACGTGATCGTGGACTGGTCGCTGATGCTCATGCTCAAGCCTTCTACCGTGCCGAACGTAGCCGAAGTGAACTCACCAGCGATGCCGACGACCTCCGGGACTGCCGGATTGGTACCGTCTGCATCCTTGCCGGGGATTCCAGCGCCCTTGGACACATAGACCGGGTTGCCGAGGATGGTGCTCACATCAGCACCGGTGGTGCCGTTCAGGAACAGCGGACGACCGTTATTGTCCGTTGACTGTCGCAGGATGGAGCGTCCATGCGGGGACAGCGCCCAGCCGGTGATCTCGCCATCGTTGTCGGTCACGGAATCGTCGGCGGCGTTCAGCTTCTTCCATACCTGGCTGCCAAGAGCGATCTTCGGCGCGTCGGTGAGCTGGTCGAACAGGTCGCCGGGCTTCGTGTCCGCGCCAAGCACGGTGCGGTCGATCTTCTTGGCGATTGCACCCGGCGCGCGCGCTACGACCGCGTTATAGAGCGACTGCTTATCGCGGCGGAACTGGTTCGAGAACGGGATTATCACGGCAACCGTGTAGCCCGCCATGTCCTTCTTGTCGAACGTGACCTTGGACTTAGGCTTCACCGCGGTTTCAGCCACCCAGTCGGCCTCAAGGTCGCCCTCGATGATCGGGATGCGCAATCCCGCACCGGGAAGCGCGATGTTGGGTACGAGTTGCAGGAGCGCGGACTGGTATGCCACGTCCTGCCAGATCTGCGCCTGAGTCTCTGGCGTCAGATCAATGCCGGTCGTCTTCCGGCTGATATCAATTGGTTCTGTAACGGCCATAATTGTTTCTCCTTAAAAAGAAAACCCGGCCTAGAAGCCGAGCCTGTTGAGCGATTCGATGAAATCGGCTCCTTTGCCAAGAGGCCGATGATGTTCGGGCTGGTCACCGATACCGGGAATCTTCAGCCCAATGGGATGAATTTTGTCGGCATTGGACTGAATTCGTTCGGCGTGGGCCTGAATCTCCTCCAATGTCGAGCCTTCAAGAACTTCAGCAGGAACGCCCGTGTCTTTCGACACTTGCGTCTTCCATTCGGAAAGCTGCTTGGCCGTCTCGAAACCCTTGAGCTTCGATTCGGCTTCTTCGGCACGTTTCAATGCCGTCTGCAAATCCGTTTCGACGCTTTCGGCTTTCGAGGCCTTCTCCTTGAGTTCGTCATAATCCGAGAACTTGCCGCGCTCACGGTAGAGTCGCTTCTCGATGAGCTTGTTCACCTCATCCTGAGAGAAACTACGCTCCGCCTCTGGCTGTTTGTCCTCGTCATGCTGTTCCACCGTGGTTCCAGCGGTGTCTTCGGCGTTTTCAGGCATGCCGAAACCTCCATCCTTGTATGAATATCACCACAAAACGGTTGTGGCCACCGCCGCGGAACAAAGCCGCGTAAATTCTGAAAATCAGCCTTTCGACTGCACGCCATCCGTGAAATCATTCGGATACATGCGACGCATGTTCGCGAGGATGGATTCGGTGCTTGGCGTCTGCCCGCCAGACTCGGATTCTGCTGCGTCACGCGCACGAAGGTATTTGTCATACATTGTGTCGGGATCGTAGCCCTCGATGTGGTGTGTGTCTTTATCCCACTCACCTACCACCTGACAGTCGCATGCCGAATGGAATCGGTTGAAGTCGCCGCCGGCCGAACGCTCCGTGTAATACACGAAGCCGCGCGATGCGAGCATCCCGCAGAACACGCAGGTCTTCGCTCCGGTTGGCACTCTGGCAAACCGTGGCTTGCTCGGATCGTAGCGAACGTTGCGAGCGACTGTCTCGCGTCCGGAATATTGCACCCAACGATTCAAAGCGCCCTGAAGGAACGCGGCCATGTCAGCACTGTTGCCTGTGAACAGATCACCGGCCTTGTAGCGCACCGTAGCCTGTATCGCAGCATCGGGGAAGGGATCAGCCGTCACAGGATCATAGGCTCCGCCAACCTGCGTGGCGCGTGTGCGCTCATACCATTCAGCGGCAGATGAAGCCGCGATGTTCCCATACTTGCGAACCAGCGCTGGTATTTCATCGAGCAGCAGATCACGCTGCCATGCTGGATCCATTCCCTGTACTGTTTGCCACAGTGACTGCATTTCCCGTTGCGCCAGCCTCACCGCCTGCCTCTGCGCCGCCGACAGTTGGTTGACCTGTGCTCTGGTTGTCATTGGATGCCCCGATCAGTTTGTCCAACGTGGATGAAGCCTCGGCCTGACGAACCCGATTGAGTATCGTCGTAACATCCTGCTGGTCGAAACCGGCGTAACGCCAGCCGACCTCGGTCTGCGCGAACTCCGGTGACACGGAAGCGATCTTGCTGAACGAGTCGGCGCGCGCAGCGTCGGACACTTCGCGCGTAGGTGCCCAGACTGGTCGGATAGCGCTCAGCTCATCAGGAGTGGATTTCAGGTTGTCCCTGAGTCTTACGCCCATAATGACGGCTTCCTTCAAAGCCCTGCCGAACCGTTTGTTCTGCCTGTCCGCCTCACGACTCAGCTTGCGCTCGGCGGCGGCCATGGCCTCGGCGGAAGCTGGATTATCCATCGTCACACCAAGATCACTCACCGGAATATTCGTCTCCGACGCGACCATGAGCGCAATCGTCTTCAACATGTCCGAATGCGGCTGCATCGAAGCCTGCGTCACCTGATGCAAGGTCGGCGTACTACCGTCCTCGTCCTTGCTGATCGCATTGATCGCACTGATAAGACTCGACCATGTATCCGCGCTGAACGCATCCTCACTCGCCCCGAGGAACCAGAGCTTCGGCACCGCGTAGAACTCGGCTGAAGCCTCCATGCGCACAATCGTGCGGAACCCGATATCGGTCAACGCCATCAGCGGACGACTCACGCGGCTGCGCCCAAACGGACGATTCAACTGCGCGTCATAGCTCACCGCGACCACTGGCGGACGGCCAAGCGGATTATAGTATGCGTCAGCCTGCCAAGGAAGAGTACGCCCATCGCACACATACACCTTGTCGTCAAGCCACACATTGAACGCCGTAATACTGCCATAACGGTCATCATCCGTAATCGTCAACGCGGCTTTGATACGCTGCTGCTGCCGATCCCATATCGCAGCAGACCAGTCAGCGGAACGCGGCATCAGAAACACACGACCATCATCACCGGTCGTCACTGTAAGAAACGAGCATGAATGCATGTACGCGCTCGAAACCAAACCAGGAACCACAGTGTCAAGAGCATTGTCCTCAACAATGCGCGCCACATCAAACGAATCCGTCTCACCCGAAGTCGAAAAACCATCGAACACACTCAAATCAGCAAGAGAGCGTACCGCCTTCGCAGGCCATCCGATCATCGCCTCCGACTTAGCCTTAATGGAATCGGGTATCGATATCCCGAAATCCTTCAACGACTCGTGCGCGTCAACATATTTGGAACGAATCAGATTACGTGGATATTTATCCGACCAAACGGCCAAAAGCTGTTGAATCGTCACCATATCCGAATCAGGAATTCCTTTGATACGCGGAATATTCACAGACCCGACATTAAGAAACGGGGAACCATTCGCAGAGAACGGTGAACTCATGAAATCCATCAGACCATCACCTTCTGCTTTCTTCCCGGATGCCGTTTGCTCGTGAATGCGCCGTGCAGTGCGAGCGTGCACGCGACCAATGGTGAGATATCAATATCGGAGCCCTTCTTGTTCCAACCGAACGCACCACTGTTACCAATGGGACGAGTGGTGGCACCCTCTACCGCCAAGCTCAACGGCTTTTGCACATCATCTGGAAGATGGTGAAGCTTTCCTTGTGCGAGCATGTCCTGAAACCGTCCGCACGCCTGCCCCATATCAGCAGCGTTTGTCATCGTCACTCTCACATGCCTCGCCTTCAGCTCAGGAATCAACACCATCGCCGGTGACTGCGCGTCAACCACCACCGCCGCCGTCTTAGGCCACCTTTCAGCAATCCAATCCGCAGCCCACGCCATACCCTGACTACGCGGATCCTCGAAACGAGCCAACTCGACATGAGCCGAACCATCCCTGTATCTCACACACGCCCCGACAGCCAACGAGGACCGGTCGGGAGCCATGTCCACCGCATAGGAGGCAGTGCCCCCATCGGCGCGCTGCTCCACCATGCCGGCAGCCCATAATTCCGGGTTGATGGCGCTTTGCGTGACCGTCTCATCCCAGATGCCCAGCGCCTCGCGCCGGAACGTGTCATCATCCATCTGACGTTTCATTCGCAGCATGGAACTCTCGGGCGTACGCGTCGGATACGACGGGTTGGCCTTGGCCCACTCCTTGCGATCGTCGGAATCCGCGTCACGGTCCGCCGAGAACTCCACATACACCATGTCGTCCTCACCCGCCAACGCCTGGGCACGCAGGTTCGTGAACTTCTCCCCCGGGTCAGACGGCTTCGGCGGGGTCCCCATGTACAGCACCAGCCCGATATCCCGCGGTGAGGCATTCGTGGTGGGCACCATGTCGGAAACCGTCTTCTCGCTCAGGATCTGAGCCTCGTCGAACACGATCACGTCCACCGCGTCGAAACCACGACCGAACCCTGACTCGCGGGCACCGAACAGGATGCGCGAACCATTCGCGAACACCACCTCTGGCCTGCCCTGAGGCTCATGCACCACACGAATATAGCGGCGTAGGGCCTTGCGTTGCGCAAGCCCCTTGAAGAACATGAACGTCTGGTATGCGGTACTCGACCGGTGAGCCGTCCACAACACCGTCATGTTCGGTATCAGCGTGGACAGGATGAAAATCATCGTACCCACCGTGAACGTCTTGCCCGTCTGACGGCAGATCGACATCACGATGCCACCGATGGTGGCGGCGAACGAACCATCCGCCCGCTTCGCCAACATCAGACGGCCCAACCCGTCCTGCCACCGGTCATACACAATGCCACATTCCACGGCTCGTTCGTTCACACGCGGCCACAACGTGCCCGTAATGCCGGACGGTTGGATTACATGGGCGGCGAGACTAGACAGGCTCCCATTCTTCAGCCTCGGCCGGCGTTTCGATACCATCGACACCAGCCTTCCCGCCATCGGAGCCCTCAAGCCCTTCAAGCTCCTTCTTCACATCAAGCATGCGTTTGGTCAACGCCGCCAAATCCTTCGGCGACGTGCCAGGGTCGAACACCGCGACCTTCAACCGTTCCAAGGTCCGCGTCAACAACGACTCATACGATTCACCAACAGTTGCAGAATCTTCGACAGGCCCGACCGGTTCATCGGGTGCATCAACGGTCTTTCTACGCATCTGCACGAACCCCTTCCCATCCACGAAAGGGACAGCAGGTCATGCGCACGAACCGCGCACGCGAATAAAACTCCACGCCTCCCCGCCTGTAACTCCGAGCATCGGAACGCACGAACACATGCAGCCCATCACCAGAACAGGAAACCTCAACAAACAACACCGGCTCCGCAATACCCCGAACCACCTTGGCTACATCAGACTTCAACGTCCCGGACGAGGTAAAGCAATGATCGAAGTCATAGACCGCGAATCCATCGCCCAGCATTATGCCGAAACCATCGCCCACACTCGAAGCGAGCACCTCGGCATACGAAACCCACGACCGCGGATTCGTACTCGAAGCATTCCTGCCGTCCAAGCGCAGCGGCTTCTTACCGTCCGCACGAACCCAGATCCGGGCATCCGTCATCACATCTGGCAAAGGATACTTCGCGCGGAGGCGGTACGCCTTCTGCCTGCATGCCCCGGAGCAGAAAAACGGCGCGATCGCGCGGCTCCCCGGCTGTAGCACATTATGGCAAATGAGACATCTCATGCACTCAATAATAGCAAAACGTTACGGCAAACACCAATAATCTCAACAATTATTCCAATCATCTGAATCTCATAATCGCAAAAACCACTCAGAGGAAAGCAAACCAACCAGCCCGATAAACGGACCGGAAACCGCACAAAACCGCCATACAGAGGCCACCACAGGTCGATTCGAGCACCATCGGCAACCCGTGGGAAAAACGGTGTGTGAAAAAGGCGCT